AGTGGAATTAAGATGGCAATTTGTTCATCTGTGTATTGTAGTAGTCAATCATATATGACAGATGCAAGAAGACTGTTGCAGCTGGAGTCTTTGTGATGGAGTCAATCTTAGTGATATCTCTGGATGCCATCTCTTCAATCAGGTGAAACCAATGGTATTTTGAAGCTAAAGTTGTTCCTCGTTCTGAAGTTCCTCCAGCTCCCTCTTCAACCTGTTCATTTCCTCCTCCAAGTATTCTGGGAAATTGTTCAGTAAGTCTCTTGTTAATGTCGAAAAAAAAAGCATGCACCCATTCACAATAGGAAGTTTGACCTTTCGCATGAGCTTTGCATAGTGCTCATTCTTGTTGCTGTCATAGTCTTCAATGGTATACACATCATTGATCTCTGATGTCACTGGCCTGTATAGGACAGCCATCAATCTGTCAATTGTGTTGGGATATGTCTTTGAGAATTCAATGCAGTCAAGCCATTCACCAAAAGTGATGCTCTTGAGATTTGGATGAAAGCCGAATTTGATTCCATCTATTGTGATGAATTTACTGAATTGCTTCTCATCAGCTTTGAGATTCTCAACATAAGCACTCACTGACTTCTCCAGATCAGCCATTGGCACATTGAGGAGTTGTGTTCTTTTCAGTCCTGTGATAGCTACCATCTTTGAGATGTAGTCATCTCCAGCTGTCATGAAGTCTATGAATGTCCCAAGATTCTGATCCTTGTACTTAATGCTGATTTCAATTGTGCTCATATGTTCACCCCTCCATCAATTGTGATGTTGATTGATTTCAGATCAATGGCTTGCTCTGTCCTTTCCACATAACCTCTGTGCTTTCCTTTCGTCTTAAGGTAGAAGATTATGGCTGATGTATTTGGAGCATCTTTGATGTTCACTATCTCACCATCTCTTGTCACTGTCTGACTGAATGCTCCTTGCATAAGTTCAAATAGCTTTGATTCCGCAAAGTCAAGAGAGACTTCTGTGATTGCATCAACAGCTGCTTTGTATTCAGGATCCTGTTGCATCCACTGATAGTGAGCTTGTCTTGTTATACCAGCAAGCTTCGCTGCCTGAGTTATGACTCCCAATGTCTTCTCAATTGACTCCAGCATTGTAGCCTTTTGAAGTGATGTTGTGATTTTATCCTTTGCCATTTTTCAAATAGTTTAGTAGTCCCTCTTCCAATGTCTTGCCATATTCTTTGAGCTGACTGATAACAAAGTCAGCATCTTTGTCTTTGAATCGAAATGTGATGTCTGAATAAGGTAGTGAGTCAAGCATGACTTCATGTACAACTGGAACAGACCACTCCATCAATTCAGGCACATCAAAAAGATTGAAGAGCTTATCAGTGTCCCAATCTCCAGCATGTGTGTTGTCCTTAATCATGAATTCCTTCTGCTCCTCTTCACTCCAATTCACCTGAATCACAAAGACCTCTTCCCACCCAAGCTCTTGCACTGCGAGATATCTCATAGTACCGGCAAGAATCTCATTCTTATCATTGATGACAATTGGCCTGACCATCATCATCTCTGGAAAGCTTTCAATAGACTTCTTGAGCTTCTTGAATTTAGCTTTCTTGAGCAGACGTGGATTGTCTTCTCTGATATAGAGAGAGTCTATTGGTATGTGCTTTCTTATCATTCTTTTTTATATGTCAACAACTGTTTGATTCTCAATAAGTAGCAATAAATGAACATCAAAACAATTAGATTATCAATTAATCAAAAATATGATATACAAATATTTGCGTATCCATTCGTATCAGCTTAATTTATTGTTAATATTTAACAGAAAGCTTGAAGTTCGCCTGCACCATAATAGTGCAGCTGGTACGATTTCAGAGGCTTTCTGATTTTTTTAAGATCCACAATAGAGACAGTCTTCACCATCATCTCCATCAAGTATCTTCTGTATTTCTGCTTCAATTTGTTCATTGCTCCAGTTTGGATGAAAAGCTTTGACTTGAGCTCTTAAAAATGCATGATCATCACTCATAACTAACAAGCACCCCCTCTGCAATTGTCATTTCATTCACTCTTTTCACTACATCTGGATTGTTATCGTAGTGCTTATTGATGGCAAGTCTCTTAATGGTCAGCACTTTGTTTGCATTGTTGCCTGTGATATGCACATGACTTCTGTCAATGCCTAATTCAGATGCCAATTGATAGACTGGATTCTTTCTATTCTCTCCTCTTGCACTGATTATGAATACATCATATCCCTCTGTTATTTTTCTCTTAATTAAAGAGAGTCCTTGAGGAGTAGTCAGCACTCCATCATAGTCAAAAGATATCTTCTCTAATGCGAGAATAGTCTTCTTTATTCTTTTGTATATGCTCATATATGATAGTGGAAAAAAGAGTTCACTTTATTGTTATTAATAATTTACTCAGAAGATAGATCTTGAGCATAAGTGAGAATCAGAAGTATCCTAATCTCAATGATTACTCAAAGAGTTGGATTCCCACTATTTGCAATTTACTCGTCAGATGAGTCTCTCGCAATTGTGTCCTGATGTCAGCAGTAGTGTGCATCAGTCTGGTATCTATCTTTAGAAGGACTACCCCTCCTGACTATCTTATGGCTTATACCTTTATCATACCATTGAGCTGTGATAGTCATCCCACAGTAGCTCATACATCAATCACGCTGCTGTTAATCTCTTCCGACCATGATTGACTCAACAAAGATGAGAAAGATTCTCAATAGTTGCTTCTCGACTTATTCACCCTCTTCCGTTAATCTTTGCAATAACAAATCCCACCCAGAAGATTGGAAATCCCATAGCAAGCAGTCCAATACCTATCCAAGTGAATTTATTCAATGGTTTGGTTTGGAAGAATTTAACGAATGAAATGAATGCAATCACATGAATGATGGCAATAATTAAATACAATTTAAGCAGTAGCATCTGTACCTCCTTTTTTCTTTTTAGTTCTCTTTATTGTCTTCTTTGGAGCTTCTACTGAAGTCTCTTTTGACTGTTGTCTAATGTCTTGCATCAGCTTTGTCTCAATGTCATTCACTATCTTCTCCAGACATGGAGGACATGATGTGCCAGTCTTACCATCATTGATTCCTAAAACATCTTTTCTGAGCTGATATATCTTGGCCATGTCACCCGGCACAAGTCTATTCCTTTTCTTCAGCTCTGCAATATATTCAAGAGTCTCTTCTTGAATTGATTTCTGACTGATTTCAGGCCATCTGTTTGCTGGACATTTGCTCACTGCATAGACTGCCTTGTGTTCAACTGGACAGCCACATGGCTTGAATAGAATGCCATCTAATTCAACAGCTGTTTTGAATGGATTAATGGCATCAGTAGGCACTCCACAAGTACCCCACTTGTCCGAATAGACAGGACATCTCTTGCATGTCTCAATTCGTTTGTTGTATTCTTCTTTTGTCATCTTATAACTGATTTGCGTAGAATTTTCTTTGCGTTTTTTATTGTCTGGTATAGGTATGGCTTTGGTATTCCTGTCTCTTTGCTCAGTTGTCCATAGCTGAATCCATCCAATGCGTAGAGAAATAGAAGCTCTCTCTCAAAAAATGGAAGTCTGCTGATGAATATGTCGAGTTGTTCCTTCTCAAGTCTCTGAGCAATGACTGATGACAAGTCATCTGTGATGTCACCGGTGAGCTCCACAGCAAGTCTTGAGAATTTCATAAATGAATAATTGAATGAGCTCTTTGAGGAGTATGCTGCGAGTCTCAGAGCACTTGTCACATATGCATGTATCTTCCCTCTTTTAATGATGTCATCCATCTTGTCTGCATCTGATTCCAGAATCTTCATCAATGTGTCATGCAGTAGATCATCAGCCAAATCTTTGTGAGCTGGCAAGAGCTCATGGCACAGTCGCTGCCATTCCTTATAGTGTCTTTCTATTTCAAGATTGAAGGTATTCATCAATGACTTGTTTTGCTTGGTCAAATCCCTTGCATATCTCTGACTTGTATCCCCTCTGATTAAGTTGCTCCATCCACCACTTCTGCTCTTTGCTTGCCACTCCCTTGTCTGTCTTCATTTCAATGAAGAGACCTTTGAATTCTTTTGATGGCTCAAGAATCATGAGATCAGGGAATCCCCTCACATATCCTGTCCTCTTCATCATGATGGCTTGCTTCATTGATGTTCTCACTCCTCCGGCAGAAGCACAATGGAGAGCATGCGGATACTGATGCCTCAAGTATGTCACCACTGCCTCTTGTATTTTGCTCTCTTCATGCTTCATGTGGTAAAAATAGTTTATTGAATTTCAACTGAATCACTTTTGATAAGTATTTTTTCAACAGATGAAATGAACACCTATATTTGTCGAGTCATATTGTTCTGACAATGGTCAGAAGTTTGTTTGATTTAGATTAGCAGAGAGAGTCAGTTACTACCAGCTGGCTCTTTTTGTTTTGTGACATTTTTAAGTACCAATAAGTGTGAAATTTTACACTTTTAAGGAGTTATATTGTCGCAAGTATAGTAGACTTTTGCGACAGCTATGTAGAAAATAATCTACAGAATTAAGCTTATTGTGGAAAATAAACTACACAACTTAAATGAATGCGTATTTGTTGTAGTTAGGTACAAGGTCAAAATATGCTCTCATCATAATTGCATCAGCGAAGTCAGGAGATAGTCCTCCTGTCCTTTGTGAGATTGTCTCTTTTGATGTCACCTTCAATTTACCATCAGCATCTGGATTGACTCTTCTGATAAGCTCCAGCTCCTTGACAATATCTTCTTGATATCGGATAGGCAGAATGATTTGATTCTTGTCAATGAGTTCACCTAATTTGAAATAGCAGTCTGCTTTCAGATTCTGATATTGACTGCCTCTGACAGCTTTACTACCATTCTGAAATCCCCGGCATCGCAGAGCATCACAAAGACCACCCCCCACACCATCCTCATCCACAAGGACATTGGAGAGCTTTATATTGTACTGTGACATCAATCTCTGTACCTCTCTTTTTGTCTCATCAATTCGTTTTTGAGATAGCACAACAATATCAATGCAAGTCATTCCATTCCACACACAAAGCACTGTTCTATCTTTACCCAAGCGAGCAATGTCACCAGTGAGATACATCTGACCATTGGTCTCTGTTGATTCTCTAAAGCATCTCATCAGCTCCTCGTATTGATACAATCTATCTGCTGAGTTGTCATATTCCCAATCACCTTCAAGCAGTCGCTTTCTATCCACTTCAGGCAGTCTCGTCAAGCTTTGTACATAAGATGTCGGTAGATACAAATTGTCTCCTGGAAGAGCTTGCACAAAAGCTTTGTATTCTGGAAGAGAATCATTTTTGTATGGCAAGTAAAATTGATTGTATATCCAGTTCTTTGATGGATTGCATGTGATGAGTCCCTTTGGTACCAGATTGAATTCATTCAGTTTGTAACGAACACGAGAGCTCACTATGTTGAATGCTTTCTCACTGACTTCAGCAGCTTCATCAATAAGAAAGTCTGTGATCTCAAGACCTCCCAAGTCTGTCATGTAGGGATCAGATGGATAGAGAAACAAATCAGCAAGAATGATCTCACTGCCATTCATGAATTTGATTATGTGACTTTGCTGATTGTAAGTGAATTCTTTTCCGGCAACAAGACCAATTCTGTTGGCCACCTCTAAAAATGTTGCAACAGTTGTCTTCTTTAATGTATCAAGCTTGGCCCTTCCTATTAATCCTCTTGTACCGGGATATTTGAGTCTCCTAAGAATCTGCCATGTACATCCAAGCATTGTCTTTCCACCTCCAGCTGCTCCACCATATAAAACATAATTGACAGAGCTGTCATTGGATAGGTATTGAAGTGCTTCTGCTTGTCTGGGCAGTGGTGAAAAATGCCATTCTATTTGTCTCTCCATTGAACAAAATTAGGAACAACCTGATAAGTATCAACAGGTTTTAGAATTCTGTTCATATTAAGCTGCATCTCATAGCACCCCAATGGCTTTGGTGGTCTCATTCTCTCCACATGGAATCCCATATATCCCTCATCATATTCTTCTTTGTAGCTTGCTGTCCTGATGTGATGAATGTACTTAGTGTCGATTCGGAATCCAGAAGCACTGTGTATCACATATTCAGCCATGTCAGCATGATGATAAAGCTCATGCACGTGACCACTCCAGATGCAGTCAGCTCCTTCAATCATCACTTGCATCCTGTTGTTTTGGATAACGCCCTTTGTAATGATTCCTCCTCCTCCTGATCCATGATAATATTTTATTTTGAATAGAGCAACTGCTCTTCCCTTCTGCACTCTATGTATCCACCAACCACCATATCCACCTACAAGCACATTTGTCTTTGCTGCTCTATTGAGACCACTGACAAATCTCTCAATGACATCTGTCTCGCAGTTCTTGAGAATGGCTGTCTCATGATTACCATATCCAACAAACACAATGAGATGTGCATATGGAGCAAAGAAGTCAATGGCAGTGTCAACCACAGCGTCAAGATAGTTTGCTTTGTTGTGTTCTGGAAGTATGTCATTCTTGCTTCTGCGAGGATCATATTTGCCTTGCATGAGACAAAAAGTATCTCCATTCAAACCTATGAGAATGTTCTCATTCAAGCACTTGTCAAGATGATTCTTCAGAAGCTTTCTGTCGCAATGTGGATTGTCCCAATGGAGATCAGACATAAGAGCAAATCTCTGCCCTGTTTGACTTGTAGTGACTATGGTATTTCTACCTTCTCGATAGCTGGTCATTGATGATGATGTTGGTTTGTATCTCTTGCCAATGCTTTTTGAATTCGTTGAATGGCACATCTATGATTATTGGATGTGTGGATCCTTGCAAGAATAATTGAGTCTTTCTTCCCACATGATAAGTGCCATTGCTCAAGAATTCTACATCTGCCTGAATCGCAACAGCAGCTCTTCCGTTAAAGCAGAATGGCACATCTGCTGCAAAGAGCTCTTCACTGTCACTAATGTCTTCATTGAAGTTCCATTGCACCACATAAGTGCTGATTAGCTCTGGCTGAAGGTCAGAGAGCTTTGACTTCTCTTTTTCTTTCTCTTTGTTCTTGAATGGCCACATATTAATAAGTGGAAAATAAGCACAGTTGTCCTTCTTCGTGCAGCTCATTCTCAATCTTATCAACAACACATTCATCTCCTAAGCATTGCAGAATGTTAATGAATCTGCCATCTGTATTGTTTGTCTGAATAGCTCTCACCATATTCTTCAGAGCTGCATCCATCGCCTTCTCTTTTGTTGAAAAGATATCTTCATCATCTTTGATTAGGGGATAGCAAATAGTGATTGATTTTCCTTCAAATCTGAATCCACTTACCCATCCATGCCTTCCCTTGCCTGATTGAATATAAGCAGTGCAATCATCTGCTTTGTAGTATTTGATATCAGATTGCAATTCAAAGTCTGTCATGACATCAGCTTTTTAAGATATATACAAAGATCAAGAGCTTCCTCATATGCATGCTGTAGCCATTGCTCTCTGGATAGATTAGCTTCATCTACAGTGCCTCCGTATGTCTGAATGCCTTTTTCTTCTCTTGCTTTAAGGTCAGATATGACTGCTTCTAATGTATTACTCATCTCTTAGTTTTAAACCTTGTTTATTTAACCACTTATTCATTTCGTCTCTCATGCTAAAAAGTTCTTTTTGCAATTGAGTAAAATAATCTTTATTCTCATCATCACTTAATTCAATTATTTTCCCTGACCATAAGTCTTTAATGAAAAGTTCTTTAGCTTTTCTAATTGCCTCAGCTCTTGTTAATGGCTTGTCCTCAGGATTTGAATATGCCCATGTTTTTATGTTTTTTATGTAGCCTGTGTAGTAAATTACTCCTTCGTATTTTTTACTTTTTTCAATAGTAAATGTATCAAATTTTACTAAGTCTAATAATTTCTTACTCATTGTCACCTCCTTCAATCTTTGCAAATTTGAATTTATAAGATAGGTTATCATGTTTGTTTATGAATGTGAGAAGCACATGCAATTCACTGAAAAGTGAATAGTCCATGTCTCTTTTTATGAATGATTGAGTGAAGATATATCCATCTCCAGTGTCAACTATACTACCAATTGTTTTGCCTCTGATATCACTTCTCCAATGCATGTCATAACTGTACATGATTGTGTACTTATTTTCACATACATCAATGATGTAATCTACTTGAATGAGACTGCCTTCCTGAGCAGTCACAAGGTATTTTTCTTTGTTCATAGTTTTGATTTTATAATTAAATCTAAAGTGACAGTTTCGAATCTAAGATTGATTTATATACGTAGTCACCTATTTTTTGATTGACAGCGAAAGTGAATCCTTCCTCATCGAATTGCCTTCTCTTCCTGTTCTCCCGCCATTCATATTGAGTCAGCTTTTCAGCCTTCTCCCTCCATTGCTTCCATTGCTCATCTGACCACATATCTTTTGTATAGTAGCCTCTTTTGAATAGCTCTCTGGCATTGATAGCTCCAGTGATTTCAATGACTGTCCACTGCTTCTTTCGTGCTAATTCAACATGAGCTTCAAGAATCTGGAGAGGATCATAGTCAGTCTGTGCTGGAGGAAGAGCTTCATATCTGATTGCTGAATTGATATTCTTCCAATGCTTCTGCTTGTACTCCCGATAAGCGAGCAAGACATCACTCATGTACTGAATAGAGAATGAATTGAAGTGCTCCTTCCTTTGCCATTCTTTTCCAATGGCATTCCACTTGAAAGCTGTCAACCATGCTTTGCTCCCCACCTCTCTAAATTCATCAGTCACCACATCAAAGAGGAGATTCACCTCCAAGTCAGATGGCAAGTCTTTCACTCCATTCAAGATGCAAGCTTGCACTATCAGCTTTCTGAAGTCTCCATCTGGCATCTCATGGATTCTCTGCTCATGAAGACAGTCAACAAAGTGCTGCTCAATGTCGGTTAACGAACGACTGAATGTCATTCTGTGAGATACGGCCAATTCTTTGCTCATTGCTCTTATCTTGTTTAGTGTTATTCATCCAGCGTCTTGCTGTGGCTTTCCAGTTCTTCATCTTCACCTTTCCCACCATCCACCCATTCCCTTCATAATAGTCTAGGAAGTTGCGAGCAAGCACAGCATTGTTCATGTATTCAGTGATTTCAGAGAGAGATGGAGGAGAGAATCTCTCCCCTTGTCTCTTCTTCTGGAGTTCAGCCACTTGCAATTCAAGCAGCTCAATTCGTTTGATTAGATCAGTCATATTCATTTGCTAAAGATTTGTTTCAAATATAGAAAGAATCTTTTTAATGCAGATGGCTGAGGAGGAAGAGCTGTCATCTTTGGAGCAATAGCTCTTGATTTGTAGTATTCATTCACAGCTATCTTGAGCTCCTGATATCTGTCTTCATGCACTCTTTTGAGAGCTGTCCACTTGCCATTCTTGAGCTTCTTTGCTATTCCGGCATCACGCATGAATCTACCATATTGATGTCCCATGCCAAGAGCTTTCAATGCCTCACTCATGGTCATGCCTTCATTGATTAAATGACAGCAATGTCTCACTCTTTCAATTGTGACTCTTGCTCTTTTGTTCTTTTTAAGCGGAAGTGATAGTTGCTTCTTCATTGATTAGATTGTAAAATTGGTTTGATAAAAGATTATTTTGAATTGAGTCAACAATTGACTTCACTGAGTCTTTGTAGATTCTGTCTGTCAATACCAGATTCTCAAAATTTCTGATGCCATGCAAGACAGTTGCATGATCTCTTCCAAAGATTCCACCTATTGCACCCAATGACAGCTTTGTTGTACTGCGAATGCTCCAGAAAGTGAATTGTCGCATGTCACTGACTTCTCTTCTGCGAGTCTTAGAGAGCAAATCAACAGCATCAATTCCACTCTTTGTTGTGATTTCTTGAATGAGCATGTTGGCAAATTTCTGCTCCTTTGTTCTGGAATGCTCATCATAAGTGTGAGGAGTCTTGAGCAACTTCATCAGATAGACTCTGGCTCTGTCTCGTTTTTTAGATTCAATGAGATTCATTAAGTCTCTCATGTTTTGATCAAATGTGGTCATATATGTGATTGATTAGTTCTGATTTGTCCACCTTCGCCACCTTTGCAAGCACCTGAATATGCCTTAATGTGAGAAGAGATGGATCATTGATATATTTTGTTGCTGTTGGCTTGGAGATTCCAAGCACTTCAGAGAAGTGGGCAATAGTCCGGAAATGACCTACTACCCACCCCCTGAACAGATTAGAATGGAGTCTCTTGCTCATCTTCAATTCCTCCTCCTTGCACTGATTGCACCGCACCTTCCAACCACTTCAAAAACAAGTCAGCAGTGACAAGAACATCTTGAGCTGTTTTCTTATCTTTAGAATCTTTTAAGAATTGCACTGCATTGTTGAGAGCAACTGACTTGCGAATCTCTTGCTGATTACCCGGATTGGAATACCCCCCTCCTCCTTTTGTGAATGTTGGAGCTGGAGCTGTGAGCTTGATGTTGTAGCTCTTCCTTCCATTGAATTCCTTCTCTTCAATGTTGTAAGTCACAGTCTCTCCCACTGCAATCTTTGCACTGTTCTTTTCTTTAGTCCCCACTGATCCTGAATCCCCATTGTCCAATGTGATGTCATGATAGTAGATTGTTCCATTTGCACTTGTCCACTCCCGAACAAATGTGCATGCTGTTATTTTAGCTGTTTTCATATTTACTTTTTGAATGTGTTGATGAGCTGCTTCCATTTTGTCAGCCAGTCTTGCTTCTGCTCTGTCCCAATCGAATTCAGGTTTGAGCTTTGTCCAGTTGATATCTGCCATAATTCTTGTGGGTTATTTGCAAAATGTGCTCTCCAGAATTCGTATGGAGTAGTCTCATTCTGCTTTTGATGGTAAGAGATTATTTCGTTATAGCTCAAAGTCTGCTGACCACATGAGCTCTGCACGCAAATGAATTTGCTCTGTGCTCTTTGTTTCAAGTTAGATGCAGTATTCATAGCTACCAAAGTATGTTTGAATGTTATCCGCACAGTCTGATGTGAATTGATACAAGTAGTTTGCATCTTCAATAGTGCATTCCTTTTGCTCAGCCACCTGAGTAAAATCACTCAATGAATAGTTGTGAGCTACTGAGTAGGGAGTCCAAGCTTTCTGCTCAGAGTTCCATCTGGAGACAGTGACTGTCCCGATTGTTTCCTTTGTCATGTTGTTAAGATTAGATTTTTACAAATATATTAAAACATCTTTATAATTGTCAGGATCAAAGTCAGGAGATGGATTGTAGTAGTCATCGAAGTCCCATCCTTCTGCCATTCTCTGATTTGTCCACTTGCTGACTTCGGCCTCAGTTCCATGGCATAGATAGAAGTCAGTAGTTCTTCTTGAATGCAGAATGACATTCTCACCACTATTGCCAGTGCCAGCTTCTGATGTGCTGATGATTAATCTTCGAGGAGATTTGAAGACTACAAATGTGAATTTCTTATTCTCCATCTTGCACCTCCACAATCTTTAAGATTATGTCATCAGTCTCAACCGACAATTCAGTTGGCACATCTGACCATTCGAGCTGTGGTACCTGGTAGATGTCTGCAAGAATAGCCATCATCTGCTGAGCTACAGCAAAGTTGTCTGTCTCGAATTCAGTGCTCACCTTGAGCTTGTCCCACAATGAGACTTTCACCTCATCTTTTGGGATAGTGACAACTTTGTACTTCATAGCACTACCTCCTTTAATACTACATCCTTCTCAACGAATGAGATGGCTCTGTTGAATTCAGCTTCCGCATCATCAAAGTTCATGAATGTCTTAACTGGAAACCCATCCTTGCATAAGTTGAAGTGGATTCCATCATACCTGTTGCACTCAACAAGTGTCCATTTGATTGGCTTTTGTGTCATATTATTTGGTGTTAGAAATTACAGATTCATGTCTCTTCTCGAATTGGTATTCATCATTTCCAATGATACCCCAAGCAACAACAAAAAGAATGATGCCTATGATTAGTTTTAATTCCTTTCTCATTGCTCATCCTCCTCTTGAATTAATTCAATGAATGTCTCCGGATGTCTGCCATCTGAATAGGCTGAATAGTAGTCATCAGCAATTGTCAAATCTTTCCAACTTGCGTATTCAGCAAGTGAGCTTTGAGCTCTGTTCTCATCATTGAAGCTCAATGTTTTTTCGAGCTTGTCCATGTGGTAAAAGTAAAGTGTGTACATATTTGTGTGTGTTTGATTATGAGCACAAATATACTACTCTTTTTTACTTAAACAAAAAAAAGTTTATGAGTTATTAACAAATAAGATGTGAATAGCGAAGAGCTTAGATGAAGATGGATAGGATTAGTCCTCCTATGATTGAGACTGGAATGCCTATGAGAGTAGCATCTCGCCATATTTCCTTCTTGTGAATCTGCTCATTGAGATTCTCTTGTGATTTGCTCAGTTCAGATTGAAGAGCTTTGATGCTTTTGTCATTGTCTATGATGACTTTTGATTTCAGAGAGTCAGCTTTCAATATGACAACAACTTGATTCTTGAGATAGTCTCTTTCTGCTTTGAGCTTGAGTAGAGCTCTCATCTCAGCAGTTGTCAGGCAGATTGTTGTATCATTCTGAAGTGAGTTCTGTGAGTAGCTTTCGCATTTGCTTACGAAGATTAAGATTATCAAGACTGTCAATCTGATTAAGTGTCTTTTGATATTCATTCTCTGCTGTTTTAAGTTGCTCTTTCAATTTATTAATCTGATTCTGTCTTTCACTATTCACCCCATTCAATGAGTCTATCATATGTATGTGTTTCACTGATCTGTCATTGAGTTGCTCTTTCACATTTGTCCATTTGTATGTCACTACAATTGAATAGATTGTAAGCAATGCAATGAATATGAATTCAGCTCTCCTGATTGTCATCTTTCTTTTTGTATCTGGTGAATATAGACTCTATAACTGTCAATCCGAATCCACCTCCGGCAACAACGAGAAGTCCTTCAAACATATATTCTGGACATTGATAAGATGTGAATGTTGCTATCCAAGCGAATGCTATACAACAAAACAAGCACATGATAGCAGCAAGTCTCTTGGAGCTTTGATTGCCATCAACTGCAAGAATGCTCTTCCACCATTTAATCATGACAGAAGCTTCAAGATTAGTTGTACAATTAGACCACCAATCACACCGAATGCTGTTGCCATTCCTCCCATCTTTGCAAGGAAGAGCTTCTGCTTCTGGATGTATTTTTCATGGCTTGCAACCTTAGCGACAAGACCATCTATATTCATATCTTCATCACCAAGCAAAGTGAGAAGCACTCGGTCAAGCTTTTTGTTGATCTGCTGAATCTCCTTGTGTATCATCTCAACTTCATTCTCTTCCTTCATAGCTCTTCAATCAATGTGTAAGTGAAGTATTTCTTGCCACTACCAATGCATGCCTGAATAAGCTCTTTGAATTGCTTGCTGTTATTTAGCACTTGACAGCCAGCTGACCACTTCTCAATTAGTGTAGATGTGGCTGATGGATTGGCTCTATGGATGTTAATGCCAAAGATTCCTGTGTCTTCCTTGCCTTGCTCTTCAGCTATTGCATCTCTGTCATCATCACGAAAGACAGTTACTTTCTTTGCTTGAGTTAATGCTGTGTATTGACCTTTGTGAAGTCCTATTTGCCAAGTGTCGACATATTGTCCTTCTTTCAAGACAGCACATCCATTCACATTCATTGGATTTTTTAACCAATATGTGCCTGGATTAGTTGTGCCGGTGAAGACTTTCAATTCATCTCCATCAACAAGACAAATCAGGTCATCAAATTTGTTGGGCTCATTGGCTTTGCTTCTGATGCCAATGATATGGAATGGCATCCATTGATATCCAAGCTCTGTGAATTTAGCTTTGAGTTCTTCTATTGTTGGTGTTTTCATTGGCTCTCTTGATTTGCTTGTCTAATTTCGTGAGATAGACCTTGAGCTTCTGCTCATAAGTTCTCCTTGTTTGTTGCTCCTTGTTCATGTATTTTTTATCCGTTGTAAAAGTCACGAATGCTCCACTTGATTCTGGAATCATATCTGTCCTTGTATCCATCACTGAACATGACAGAGCTCTGTCTGTTGACTTTCTTCAATGGCGAGATATCGGGGAATGTGTTGCTTGTGTATTCTGGAAAGAGACTGTTGTTATCACATAAGTAGTCAACAAGTCTTTGTGTGTAGAATGTCGCATTGTCTCTGGCTTTGTCAACAAGAGAATCAAGCTCTCCCTTAGTGACTGGAGTTGTATCTTCTGATTGTCTGCTCACTACATTTCCATTGTCCAACTTATATACAAGAGATGGATAAAGTTCAACCATTGTCCACCATGCTGTTGGCTTGACAATATAGTTGTTGAGCAATGTTGCATAGTTGCCAGCAAGTGTGTTGTTCTGAATATCTGATTTGATTTTGTTCATCAAGTCAGTTCCAAGCCACAGCTGTATGTACTTATCTTGTGCTAAGTAGATAGCTGGCCTGATGAGATTAGTGTCAACAGCTTCATTGAGCTGTGTGTACTTGGTCAAGTATTCTTTATTAATGAAGAGAATTTCTGATGGTATTGGCATTGTCTTATTTTTATTATTGTGGATTCAATCTCGCATGATTTGGCATGTCATAGGGCCTTGTGTTTGCAGTTGCAAAGTCTTTGGCAATATCTTTCAATGGCATTCCAGCTCTGATAGCTTTTGCCACTGATATTGGATCAGAATTTTTGAGACCTTTGTCAGCTAAGAATCTTCCCTTCTCTCGCTTTCTAAAGTAGACTCTTCTCTCCCATACATGCTTGCAATTCACTCCACCTTTGTACAACCAGATTGAATATGTGCTTGTGCCTTTTGGAGCAAAAGTTTTATTCTCTTTTCCATCCATCTTGGTAATATCCTCAAATCTGTAAACAAGATTTGCATTGGAAGCTTTGACCATGTGTTGACAGAATTTCCTTGAGTTCTCAGATAGATTTGTTGAATAGGCATATCTGACTTTGTAGAGACCTGAGTCCATCTCACTCTGTTCATTGGGCGAAGCATAACTTCTCACTGATGCCATGTCTACTGGCTCAGCTTCAATCAGCTCCCATTCTTCTTCATCAATGATCTCTCCCTTATCTTCTAACCATTGCAACCACAAGTCTTCATCTTCTTCACTGAAGTGAGGAATGTCAATTGACAATTCAGTCTTGTATCTCTCAATGATTGCAGCTGCCCAATCTCTGCCGGCATCTCCTCCCCACAACTGCCATGCTATTCTTCCAGCACTCGCAAATCCCTCTTCTCCTTGATTCCACCCCTCTGCTTCTTTGTCTACTTCATGACGAGCAAAGTAGCTGTTCATTCTTTGCACTGTCTCAAAAGAAAGATTTCTTCTGTTGCTGATGTCTCTTGCTCTTGCCACTCCAACCTCAGTGCCTCCCCTTCCATATTCCTCTCTCCACTTCAGGCCAAGTTCAGCCTCATCTGCCATCTCTTGAGTTGGCTCAAATGATTCAGGGATTGCAAGCTCTACTTTTTTTTTTAATTGCACAGGGCCCTCTCCAAGTAAAGCTCTCACTTGTTCATGAGTTAATGCTGGGAATGTGATGTGAATGAGTTGATGTGCTTGATCACTTGTGATTGCACCTGATTTCACTTGTCCAGCAATGGCTATAATAGCTGCCATATCACTTGATTGTATCACTCCTTTTGGAGCATCCTCAATCTGTGCTGTCAATGAATCTCCAAACACATCATTCTGAACAATTATAAATTCAGCAACAATGCCCATGCTTTGAAACAACATCTCAATGCCATCACAAATCATCCTTTGATATGGCTCAATCACTTGCTGTTTGAATATCTTGAAAGCTTGTTTAAGCTCATCTGAATTGCTACCAAGACCACCACTCTCTCTGATTCCAAAGAGAAGAGGAGAAGTCACTCTGTGTCCAATCATGATGTTATTCCTTGACTCTTCAGATAGCACTGTCCACTTTTTGTCTGCATCATCTAATGGTATCAAATCTACTTTTGGAGCACGATCCTGTGACTCATTGAATGTGAAGATTCTCTTCCCAGCCATCTGAGTTCCACTCATTTTCTCCCACTGATTCTTGATCATGATTTGCTCCTCTGGATCAGGCACTCCATTGTTGAAGTGTATCATGTATCCGGGAAACATTCCATTCTGCAAAAATGCATTGTAGAAATGACTTATCTGTCTTGTACATTCGATATATTCAAGAGCTGAGTAGTAGTCAGGCTTTGGATAGTATGCACTGCCTGGAGTCATCACTGACATGAACAGCACTTGTGATGGCTCTTCCTCATTGCTGCTCTTGTTGAACATAGGAATGTATACCGGAGCATTCTTTTTCTTTCTGATATCACTCCAATCTTTCGAGTAGTAGATGCCAGGAATGATGTCCTCTTCATTCGTCACTGCAAGTCTGCAGTTCTC